CAATACTGAACTACCCTCAAACAATTTAATTTCATTGATTTCGTTATAGCCTGACTTCGCTTGTGACTTGATAGTCTGAAAGCCGATGCTATGTTCTGTGATATGACCTTCTTTATACAACTCATAAGTATCGTTACCTAATGTTGTATTAGGCATCTTTACTCTAGCCTTTAAACCAAATCCATCTTCCATCATCTCGAATGGTTTAGCAATTGGCTTCTCGGTTGAATGGTTAAATAAATGCCAAATTCTATTCTTGGCATTAGGTCCGTTTTCTTTAAGGGTTTTAGTGAATGCACCTGGTACAATAACATCTCCATCGCTGTCGACATTACCAAACGCAGAATAGTAGACTGTGATAATTCTACCATTATCTTCCATGTCTACTGGAGCACCACTTACCGCTTTCTTGTTATAAAAGTTACTCATATTTTTTATTTAAGCTATATAAACTGTGCAGCATCTACAGTTGCAATTATTTACCGCTAACCCTGCTGCATCATGTGCATATTGCATTTCTATTAGTCCATAGTCAGGAGTGTTTACTAGGAATGGTTGATTAACAGGGATTCTTACACCTTTGTTGTCAGGATTCGTTTGTCTATCTAAATCCCTGTGCCATAATCTTGGCTTACCACTCTTAGCTGGATATTCAGCAGCTATCCATTGTTTTAATACTGGAACACCTGCTAAATTCACCGCACCCATAGCACCTGTACTTAATGCCTGATGGCTTTCAGTCCTTGCTATAAGTAAACTCCTTGCGTTATTTATCTTTCCTTCTCTTAGAGTTTGTATTGCCAATGAATTAACTTCATTTTGTGACAATCCATTCTCACGACCATACTTTATAACATTCGCTAATATACGAGCTATTTCGTTTTCAGTAGTATTCTCTATGCCATACATCTTTGGTCCGCTAATCGCAGTCCAATACGATAACATAAAAACTAACCACTCATTCAAAATGTTTAAAGGGTCAAGGTCAATCTCTTCCGCTTTCTTATTCATTTCAAACATCTGCTGGTATCTCATGGCAGTATAACCACCAGTTGATTCATACAAAGTTCGTAAAATATTATTAATCTTATCGCCAGTAAAAAATCCTGCACGATTATTAGCCGCTTGTTCTACCCCTAATGCCTCAACCATTTGAGCAGCTTTATCAAAGTCAGCTTGTAAAGCCGCTTTTATTTTAGGCTGAAACTCTCTGATTGATTTCCTTGCAATCTTTTGTTGCAAAGCAAACTGCTGTGATGGGTAAAGAATTTTCGGCATCTATTTTACTGGAGGCAAATTATAATCACCTTGTTGTTGTGCATCTCTAGGGTCTTGTAACATAGTCAACTCATCTATGGGCAAGTAACCTGCTGGAATAAATATCTCATTCATTTCAGTTCCTTCCATAGTATCATAACGCATAGCTGCTCTCTTCTCGTTTGGAGTAATCCACCAAGATTGAGAAAGAATAGCACTAAGCTCTTTCATGTCCTCTTGTAATTCAGGGAATACTGTCAAATCAAAATCAATATAGTAACCTTGACCAATTTCTGTAGAGAAGAATCTATTGAATGCATCACGAAGAGCTACTAACTCAGGAAGGACTACTTGAGTCAACATTTCCTTCTTAGCTTCCTTCATGTTGTTATAAGTCTTGTTATCAGGATCGTTAAACAACGCAGAGTTCACTCCGTAAACATTACAAAGTTCTCTTAGTGTTACTTTCTCTGATTCTAATAACTGCAAGTCAATAGGACTTAAACCCATGTTAATCCAATTCAACTTCGCACCTGCAATCAAAATCTTACCAGCATTCTTTAAGATACCAGCTTGAGTTTTTGTTCCATACTGATTGTAAAAATCTTCTTTAAGCTTTCCTGCTGCTTCTGGTCCGAAATCATTTGATTCATCCGCAGATAAGATACCTTTAGGTCCTTGATTCTGTAACATACCTACAGATGTATCCTTTGCGTCATTAGAACGCTGAACAGTTCGGTAAGCAGCCTGTAAAGGCGACAAACCGTATAGTTGATTACCGTTAGTGTCAAAGTAAGGGTTGAAGTATTTTAGATGGATTACGTCTTTCGCATCTAATTGATCCCATCCAACTAGCGTAAAAGAATAACCTTCAACCCCATTTATTGTACCATCAGAAATAATGGCAACGTATTGAGATGGGAGTGTAACAAGTTCAGCAACCTTACCATTGGAAAGTCTATTCGCCCATATGTAAGTGTTACCAGTAATTAGTTTATAACCTACAGCACTCTCGATAAATTCAGAGAATGATTGATATTCATTTGGTTTTTCTAACAAATCGTTTAAAGGTGAATCAGCTATTTCAGCAACTGCTTTTACACGAACTAACTCAGCTTTAGCAATATCTGTTGTAGATGTTGCATTACTTAACATTGACTTGTATCTTGCTAACTCTTTTTTGTTCTTTACTTGATAAACATAGAAAGGAACAGTAGAAACAGTTTTAGAGATACGTTTGATGATAGCATATACCTCACTATTGTTTTTATAGTCAAGTACAAATTTTTGCTGGTCTAATTCTGGATAAAGTGTTCTTCCGCCAATCAATCCACCGAAATCAGTAAAAGGATTGTTAAAAGTCACCTTTGGAGCTGCCTTCTGTTGAAAAGGGTTAGCTGCCTTTAGTATGTCCGTTAAATTCACGCTATATATTATTTTTACAAAAGTAACAAATTTTTATGCTATACAACCCACCCTCTTTTCGGTTTCGCATATTTTGTGTATATGGCATACCTCATTGCGTCCATTAAGTGATCTCTAAACTTCACAGGTTCATCAAGTGTATTGCCATCCGTATCGGTCTTCCACTTGTAGTTTTTAATCTCATCAAGCAAATCTAAAGACTCTGACCTGATATGCAAAGGAAATGATTTTACCTTGTTGATTCCTGCATAAACATCCTTAATAGCACTCTTCAAGTTAAATCCTGCCTTATTTACCTCCGATATGGTTTTCGGTTCAGCAGGGTCGGCATATATCTCCGAGTTCCTGTCAAGCCCTAGTGATCTCATCCTGTCGATTAGTAAAGCAGTCGACATTTTGGTATCGTAGATTAATTGGTCGACAAATAACTCGCCATCAAAGTTCTTAACCCTAACAAGGGCTGTTTGGTTATTAAAGCCAAAGTCAAGTCCGTAAAACACATCTCCGCCATCAGGGAAGTTCCTTCTACGCTTCCAATGCGTATAAATGGTCGCTTGGGATATTGCTCTCTCTCCTAAACCATAAACTCGCCAATATTCATGGTCGGCTGTTTTAAGCCTCTCAATCTCATCTACGATTGATTTTTCAAGAAATGGGTTGTCTAGGTAGGTAGTAATGGTAAAGTCAGCATCTTCTCTAGGAACGACCTTATCGTAAATCCAAGAGTAGTAATCAGAAGGGTTATAGTCAATTACAATCTTTTCTGTGGTTCTTAATGCTAACTGGATCCAAGATTCATAGTTTACCTCGTTAGCCTCGTTTATAAACAAGTAGTTTCTTTTACGACCTCTTATTTTTTGTGGCTGATCTGTAGAGACGAACTCTACGACATTGCCTCCTAAGAAGTAAAGATTTTCTGATTTGTTGTGCTTTTCTTCTGAGTATAATCCATATTTCGATAGTATTTCGATAAAGTCTCTCATCACTGAGCCTTTTATGGATGGCAACGAGGATCTGCAAATGGTTAGGGTTTTTCCCTTCTCTTGTAATAATTTCACGATAAACCAGGTCAATACATTGTAAGTTTTGCCAGACCTTGTTCCGCCTTGCATAACTGATATTTTTTTTTGGCTGTTTTGCAGGATTTCGAAGACGATGTTTGTGGTTACATTCATAAGACATAGGAAAAAAAATTAAAAAATTGGTTGCGTGTTTTCCATTAGAAAACTTTTGGTTTTATACAAGGGTATACCCCCTTTGCTATTTTAAGCCCCATTTAAGCCTTTCAATCCCAAAATGGACACATAGTACTACACATAGGGTTAAAAGCCGTAGAATCGCCTTAAAATGCGAAATAGAGGCATTGTAGCTACTCCTCATACTCTCCATCTTCATTAATATCCAATAATTCGCCTTTATCATGGTTATAAAGTGGGATTTCATCACTTTCTCCTGCCTTGTAAGCAGGTACGACCATTCCTGGCTCTGTTTGCGTATCAAAGTTGATTATCTCACCTTGAGGTAACGCTTTGTGCTCATCTCCGTCTACTTGTTTCATAATATCTCCAATTTGATTCGGTTTAACTACGTTGACTGTAATTTGCTTAACCACATCTCCTTCATGAGCAACCTCAGTCTTCTCGATATATCCTCTTCTCTTACCTCTAGTCTTCAGTAAGAACATTGTAGCTAAGGTATCACCCCTAGCAATCCTTTCCATTAGCTTTTGTTCGCCAAAGTCAAGCATTATCTCCTCAGGCTCGATTTCAGCCAATCTCTTAGCAAACTCAGGATCATCCTTCAACCAAGTCTTATACTGCGTCCTACCGACTCCAGAAGCCTCACATGATATGGTGATATTGCCAAAGTTCTCCTTGTAGGCTATGATAAAAGCCTCTTTAGCTATTTCTTTGAATTGTGCGTTCATATTATCTATTCTTTGTTGGTGTGCGTATTGAAATAATGCTAGTTACCTTCTTGTCTAGATTATCATATCCTAACCACTTGCCACAATTACTACATTCAAACTGAGTAGTCTTGATTTGACTAAACCAAACGTATCCATCAGTAACTGTACCACATTTACAAGTGTATTCTCGTTTGCCGTAAGTATCTTTCATCTCAAATGTTTAAAAATGTTAAAATCATTGTTTTATATCAGAATATTGGGGGGCACAAGGGGCATAGATTTTTGTCTACGCTAAAAAACAGGGTAGGTGGTCTATAGTGCCTCTATTTAGCCCATAGATACCCTAAAAAACCTGTTTAAGGTCTTACCCTTAGTATCTTATCATATTTAAGGTTGATTGTCTTAAATTGGCTTAAAATGGCGTTTATATTCATTGGTTAATTATTGGTTGATAGGTTGCTAAGTTAGTACGAATAATTTAATGATTGTCTAGGCACTCAGAGACGAAAGGTAAAAATGCCTAGCATTATTGTATTAATATATAAACCACTAATTTAATAGTAAAGTACTTAAGTAGT